TGAAGGTTAAGCAGCTGACTCAGTCTTTGCAACAACAGCAGGGCGAGATCGACTCACTTAAAGATCTCCTAAGGAAACAGATCGAGGAGGACGAGATACAATGGAATCTCGACTCTGCCGACATAAATGTTTGCGAATTGACCCCCTCGCAGACGTCAGTATTTGAAGCTGTGACTACAACAATACCGAGGGCTCTGGCCGCTTCAGCCGGGGCTATTTTCGTTGGTAGTTGCGCTCGCAAATTTAGTAGCAGTAACCTAGTGGCTGGCCTATGTTCGCTATCCTTCGGGGTAGCGTCTTATGTTACAGCCAATTATTTAAAGCCATGTGTAACACGTCGTGAACTACGGTACCGAGTTGATAGAAAACTCGTGGACGGGGACGTGGACATGAGGCCTTCTTATGATCTCTCACGAAGTCATGTATCAGGTGCAATTTATGAGTGTACTCCCTACATTCGTGTATTCTGGTCTGATGAAACACATGTAGATCATGAGGAAATACGTGTTGGTGACCCTGACTATCACGCATTAATTGAAAAGGGACTCTTCCGACCAGTGAGCTGGACTGTTAGCGCAGCTAAGTCGCAAATTATAAGTGCGCCAGTTGTTCATGAGGTGTTGACCCGTAGGACACTACCTGAGATTGCCCACAAGCGTGTACGACGTATCGTCGCGACACACGACCGCTTGTGTGGTAATACTGAGTGGTTACTTAAAACTGGGTCAAGCGACCTCCGAGATAGCAGCTTACTGTGTGAATTAATTGTAGCTCGTACCATTTATTTAAACGGTGCAGGCAGCAGCGACACATCTTATACGGCTACCGTGCAAGCGATAGGTGCATTAATTTTAGTTATGCCCCTGTTAAACCGAGGTTTAAAGTATCTAATCTTCATGCTCGGACTAGCCGTGAGCGTACCGCCGTTGCTGCCTCCTTACCTTGGTACGTAGCGGGCAGTGTGCTGCCCAAGCCCGACCCAAAATGTCCAGTGAACGTATTGTCGGGCTGTACAAAGCGGTTTGCCTTTGATCCACCAAAGGTGAGCCGCGCCACGAAGAGGAAACTTAAGCGTTTTACCGAACTATTCACAAAACAACTCATTGACACAGGTCAACTTGCAGTCCCAGCTGCAGGTGACTTTATTGGTTTTGAGGAATGGTTAGCGCTTACGGATTACTCAGGAAAGAGAAAAGAACAGATAAGAACGGCCCTATATGAAGAGGGCCAGGACACTCAAGTCTTCAAACGATTTTTAGTTGACACACATGTTAAGGATGAATTCTATGAGGTTCCTAAACCACTTCGTTTGATCAATGCCCGCAATGATTACGCGAAAGCGGTTTTGGGACCAATAATCAAGGTCATCGAGAAGCGTGTATGCAAACTCAAGTGGTTTATTAAGTACATTCCGGTCAGTCAACGGCCCGCGGTCTTGCAGGAAGTACTTGAAGCGCCAGGGATGCATTATGCATGCACGGACTATACATCGTTTGAAGCCCAATTTGTGCCATCAGTGATGCGCATACTAGAGAGACCCCTATATAAAAGGATGTCTAAAAATCACCCAGATCATGGAGCCTTCATGCGGATATTTGACTCCGTTCTGTGTGGGACAAACCAGATGAACGTCTGCAAGATGTTCAAAGCCACTGTTCCCGGTGTTAGGATGTCTGGTGAAATGGACACATCATTAGCTAATGGATGGTGTAATTTGGTTCTCTTTATGTATGTCCTATGGGACAAAGGCGTGAGGTTGGAGGACTTGGTATCAGTTAGAGGCTTTGTCGAAGGAGATGATGGATTGTTTGCACTTCCACGGAAGCTGCTTCCTACAGAAGCAGACTACGAGGAGTTAGGCTTCCGCATTAAAATCATCATCGTCAAGGAACTCAATTTGGCATCGTTCTGCGGCAACATCTTCGCGCCCGGAGATAACATCGTTGTAACGGACCCCATTAAAATGTTATCAAAACTAGGCTGGTGCTCTCGAAAGTACCTAAAAG